ACTGCTTTCTTCTCTCCTCAGTTTAAGAACAAGGGAGAAGTGCTGCGTGATCATAAGTTTCAAGTAGCTTTTGTAAGATTTGTGTATTATGCTATTTGTAAGGATGTTGATGTTATTTTTAGCGCTGCTAGAAAAGAAGAAATTCGTCTCACAGAAAAAGTTAAACAGGGTAAAGGGAGGGCTTTTATAATAGCATCTATTTTCCATCTTATGTTGGACCATATTTTAAATTTAGATAAGGATTTAATTTGGTTCGACAATTGGTTTAAAGCCAATATTGGCATTGGTATGTCGCTTTTCAGAGGCGACTATCATGCTAAGATGAGCTCCTTTTTCTTTTTTGCTAAGGAAAACCCTCAGTGTAAGGTATGGTATTACGACGTTGGTAAATGGGACAAGCTATATAGGTTGCTTTTAGCTATGATTGAAACTAATGTTAATAATACTTTTTACGAAAAGTTCGTAAGTTTTAAGAACTTTATACCAGAGGGGATAACTCTTGAAGAAGTATTTCCTGAGCCTGTTTACGATAATTTAGGTGTTAGAATCACTTTAGACTACAAAGTCGATACTCACGAGTTACGTCGTTGGGTAACAGCTCAAGCTATGGGTTGTTTTTTGAAAATGCCTAAAGGTGAGATAATTAAGAAAGATAATGGTCAAGCTTCTGGAGACGGTCGTACCCCTGGTAGAAATACAGGGGGGCATAAGATATTATGTTTTGCTGGTGGTATAAATTCAGGTCTGTATAAAGAATACTCTGAATTTAAGAAAGAGAATAAGGATGATCACACTGGCGACGATATGCTAGGTGTTAACCATCCCAAGGTAATAGAGTCTACGCTTAATGTGTTTTCTCGGTTGGGTTACCAGGTTGATCATCAGATTGTTAATGTTCAATTAGAGGATAGTACTAAAACTATATTGAAGGGGATCAACCCTGATAGTACTATTCATTACATTTCCACCATGCCGGTAGTACATAATGGTTTCATAGTGCCTTATGTGGATCCCGCAAAAATTTTAGCATCACTATGTCAGAAGTCCAAGAATGGCGGCGCTACAGATCAACTGCAGCGGCTCTTGGCATCACGTATACTGTTAAGATATACAGAAGCTAATGATTTAACTAAGAAGTTATTTGATATGTATACGCGAG